TAGGTAGCCAGTCCCTCACGCTTGACCTGTGGGAACGGTGGCGCAAGGATCTCTCGGGCTGGCCCAAGGTGGCGCTGGTGTTGCAGAACGGCGCCGAGCACCACCGCCTGCCTTGGCACGAGTTCGATGCCCTGTTCGTCGGCGGCGACGACGCCTTCAAGACTTCCCCGGTAGCCCGCCAGCATATCCGCGCGGCCAAGATGTTCGGCAAGTGGGTGCATGTCGGCCGGGTGAACACGCCCGAGCGCTACCGCTGGTGCGAGGAGGGGGAGGTGGACTCGATCGATGGCAGCGGGATCAGCCAGTACTCGAGTATGCGCGCCTCCCTCACCGGCCACGCTCAGGTGCCGCTCGATCTGGAGGTTGCGCTATGAGCAAACCACTCGGATTGTCGCAGCAGGACTACGAGGAGCTTGAAAAACCCCGGCCGGCGCCGGAACCGCTTTCCCCTTTGCCCGGCCTGAGCCTGTGGGATAACTGCTTGTGGGTCATCGCCTGCCTCACCTTTCTGGTATGCCTCGGCTTCTTCTTCGTTACTGCACTGTTGTGCAGGATGGTCACGGGGAGGTGGCCGCGATGATCATCACGTTCCACGAACATAACCTGCCCGCCGGGATCAAGCCCTACACCATCGAGGTCAACTCGATCCTCGGCACTGTCAACGAGGATAGCGGGGCGCTCGCCGTCCTCCTGGCTCTGCCGTATGGCGAATGGCAGCTCACCGTCACCAACCATACCGAGGTCTACCTCGGCCGCCTCACGGTGGAACCATGATCATCCTCAATTGCCTCGAGTTGACCCGCATGCCCGCGCTCGCCTCGCATGCCGATCCGGATGGCTCGGTGGTGGTCACCACCCTCGGCAGCCGGGTGCGCCTCGATTCTAAGAACCTCAAGCTTCAAGTGCTGGTCCGTATCGCATTAAGTCTGGCTTTAGGAAGGCATTCGAAACCATGACCGAAGAGCAACTCGACTATCTCCGGCGCCTGCATACCATCATGCAACTGGTGCTCTCATCGCTCAGCAACGAGCCGCTTTCGCGTCCGTTCTGGCTCGACAAGCTCGAGCAACTGTCGGTAGCGGCTATCAAGGCAGGTGTCCAATGACCACTACTCCACCCAAGACGTATTTAGGCGACGCCGTATACGCCGAATGGGAAAACGGAGTGCTAAAACTCACGACGAGCCACGGCATCGGCGACACCAACACGATCTATCTCGAATTGGAAGTTCTCGACAGCTTGAAGAGCTATCTGAAGACGAGCGGGGATCTGCTGCGGGAGACCGCCACATGAGACTGGCCTTCACGGATGAGCTCATCGTTACCAACCACTTCGACGGAGAGATGTCGATGCTCGCCGACCGCCATTACTCCCGGCGCACGGTGGGCGCGCGGCAGTTCCTCTACTCAGGGCGCAAGCTCGTCATCCGGGACGCCGCCGGGGACGTGCTCTTCGGCTGGCTGTATCCGCGCGAGGACATGCGGATGGACGCTCAGACCGGCTACAACTGCGCGATCTTCCGCAACGAATCCAGCCGCCGGTCGAGCGACATCATCCTCGAATGCGAGGCGATTGCCTTCGAGAAGTGGGGCCCGAACCGGCTGTACACCTACGTCGATCCGGCCAAGATCCGCAGCGCCAATCCCGGCTACTGCTTCAAGCAGGCAGGGTGGAAGACGGTGCGCCGCGCCGACGGCAGCGTCCACGTCAGTCAGGCAGGCCAGCACCTGTTATACAAACCGTTGGCTTTAGGAAGGCAGAACAAGTAGCCGTGGGTTTGATCGTAAAACTATTGCCATCAACAGCATCTAGAGTTAGACTTATCCGTCGGCCAAAGCAGCGAGGGTAGCTCCCCCGTTGTTCGACGGAATCTGCCGGGACTACGGCGGGCTGTTCCTTATCCAGCCCGCCCCCGGTGAGCCAGATAAGGAATGTCCGTGAACGTAGACAAGTCGCGCGGGTTCGTCGTCCTGTACCGGACGATCGAGGAACACCTGCTCTGGACCCAACACCCCCCTGCCTACCTGAAAGTCTGGATCTACTGCCTGCTCAAGGCTACCTACAAGCCACGCAAATATTGGGATGGGCACAAGGAAGTCGAACTCCCGATCGGCGGTTTCGTCAGCGGCTCCATCGAAATGGCGCGCAAATGCAACATGTCGCGAGGGCAAGTGCGGCGCGCACTTGAGGTGCTCGAAGCCAGCCAGATGTTGACCTCGAAATCGACCAACAAATTTACCGTGTATGTGGTTGTAAACTTTGAGCGTTACCAGAACGAGAACCTGCCGACCGGCCAACAAACAACCAACAAACTGCCATCAAACGACCATCAACCGGCCACTAACAACAAAGAAACAACTACAGAGAGTATTCAGAAAGAGAAGATTGCGCCTCCGGCGCGGAAGCGCGACATTCTCTTCGACGAGTTCTGGAAGATTGTCTGGCTGAAGCGCGGCAAGGATAATGCGAAGACTGCTTGGCTGAAGAAGGTAAGGTCAGAGGAGGACTGCCACCGAATCATCGCCGCAGCTAAGGCGCAAGGTCCACAACTCCTCGCCGAGGCAGCAGCTAGCAACCGGACCCCTATCTACCCGGCCACATGGCTTAACGGTGGGCATTATGACAACGAAGACTTGCTCCCCTTCGATGCCACACCTACCACCACCCCAGAAGAGCAAGCCGAAAAAGCCAGGAGACTCCTGGCATCCAAACCAACGAAAGAAAGACTCCAATGACCCACCAACAAACCCCAAACCTGATCCCGCCCAATTTGCCCGAGGCCATCGAAACCGAGAAGCTGGTGCTCGGCGTCCTCCTTACCGACGCCGAAGCCACCAGCGCCATCCTGGCGTTACAGCGGGATGATCTATACCTCGAACAACACAAGCGAATCCTCGACGCTGCCCGCTGGTGCTACGACAACGGCCAGGAGGTGACGCTCTACTCGGTTCACCAGCGCCTCGCCGATCAGCGGCATGCCGAAAGCGTGGGCGGCCTCGCCTACCTGAGCGGACTGGTAATCGTGTCGAAGATCCTCGACATCGAAAGCTACCTCGGCATCCTGCGGAACAAGTCCACCCTCCGGCGCGCAGCCATCGCCGCCCATGAACTCGCCGAGCGGATGTGCCTGCCGGGTGCCGGTACCGAAGACATCCGGGCAGCCGAAGCCCTGCTGCGGGATCTCGGTTCGCGTACTGAAAAGCGGTTGGGTCTCCGGGGATTAGGCGAACTCATCGAAGAGTACGGCGGCATCGAAGCATTCCTGGCTCCGCCAAAGGACGAAGTTGTGCCGACCCCGTGGAAGAAACTCAACAAGCTCCTGACTGGAGGCGGCTTCATGCCCGGTCAGTTGGTGGTGATCGGAGCGCGGACGGGTTTGGGTAAGAGTGCTGTGGCAGCCATGATCGCCCGCTATGCCCAGGATGAAGGAGTCGCGGTGTTCTCCCTGGAAATGACCGCGCGGGAGATCTGGCTCCGCATGATCTCATCCGCCTCCGAGGTTCCGCTGAAGGCGCTGATCGAGGGGACAGTCTATGATCCGGCGAAACGCCGGGACGTTCAGAGGGTGATATCTGAATTAGTCGAAACCAAGATCAAGGTCGACGATGCGGCCAGCTCAACGGTGTCCGCGATTGTCGCAGCCATCAAGCGGGCCAAGGGGATTAAGCTGGTGATCGTCGATTACATGCAGATTCTCAATCCGGTCGGCAGTAAAGGCCAACACCGCGTCGAACAAGTGGGAGAACTCAGCCGTGGCCTGAAGCTCGCCGCCAATGAATTGAAACTGCCGTTCATCGTGTTGTCCCAACTGAACCGGGAGAGTGCCAAGGATGATCGCCCACCGCAACTCCACGATCTGCGTGAATCTGGTTCGATCGAGCAGGACGCCAATACCGTGATGTTCCTTCACGCCAGCCAGAAAGAAGTAAGCGAGGCGATCGAGTATAACCGGCCCAGTGGACTGGAACTGATCATCCGCAAGCAGCGCAATGGCACCACCGGGAAAATCAAGTTAGCATTCTCCGCAGCCACGATGCAGATATGGGAGCAAGGCAGTGAAGCGTAAACCACCTGAGAAAGTGTCGATTCATAAGTACCTCACCGAACGTGAGGGTAAGACCTGGACCCGCGTTAATACCGAGGCGGTGTTACAGGCTATGCGTGATGATAGGCTCATCGCAGTTAGAACGGCGAGAGCATCGTAGGAGAAGCACATGGCAGAAGAGACCCCGAAATCCCCGGAAAATTCCGGTGAAGCGAAAGAGCATCTGCACGAGTGGAAGAACCTGGAACCGGGCAAGTGGCGCTGCACCATCTGCCAGATAGAGGGCATCGGCCCAGTGAAGTACGCGAAGTGCTTGGTCTGCGGGTATCCGGCCGCCCTGCACCTCGGCGGCCCCGACGATCATGGCTTTCCCTACGTGCCCGTCACCAACGACGACGTCACGCTCTGGCGTAAAGCAGGAGACTCCGAGCAAGCCATCATGTCGAGAATCGCAGCAAGGGGCATGGCCGAATGAGCGAGCCGACCTGCTACGAGTGCCGGTACTGGGACAAGGTCACCTCGTACCCCGACAAGCGCAACTCCGGGCTCTGCCGCATCCACCCGCCCGTGCGCAACGACACCGACAACGACGACTGGGGCTGGCCCGTCACCTACGACGAGGACTGGTGTGGTGAGTGGGTCCAACTAGTGCGGTCGCCGGAACTCCCGCGGAAGAAAAGGCATGACCCCGTCTTCCCCTCCGAGGAGCAGTACTGGCGCAGCCGCGGCGACTCCGAAGAAGACATCGCATTACGCATCGCCGTGAGGGGCAGGGCATGAGCGGAGACAAGCTCTGCAAGAACTGCCAGAACTGGTCAGCTCGCAACGTAGACGTCGGCATCTGCACCCTCAACCCGCGGGTCTGGGCCGGCTCCTGGGAATACCCCGCGCAGTTCGCTCTCGACACCTGCAGTCACTTCGAGGCAAAGACCGTGCTCGCGCCCGTCGCGAAAGGCAAGGCTAAGAGTGGCGAGAAACTTTAGCTCGTGGATCCGCAGCTACCTCGAGTACTGTGAATTCTCGGAGCCGCCGGAGATTTTTTCATACTGGGTGGCGATTTCGACGATTGCTGGAGCTTTGCAGGGCAAGTGCTTTATCGACATGGGAACTTTTGAGTGGACACCCCACTGTTATATTCTCCTGATCGGCCCGTCAGGCAGCGGTAAAACTACGGCGATAAATGCGGGCATGCGGCTGCTGCGGAAAGTGAAAGGCGTGCGCATGGGGAGTGAGTCCATCACTTGGCAAGCCGTAATTGACGAACTCGGCGACGCGGCAGCCGGAGGCACAGGTATACGTGCAAGGGGTGGGATACGGAAGCACTCCTCGGTCACCTACGGATTGGGTGAGTTGGGTACCTTCCTCGATCCCAGAGATAAAAAGCTTATGGCCGAACTGACCCAGTTGTGGTCTGGAGACGGCAGCGATGAGTTCAAGAGGCGCACCCGCCGGGATGGCGGGCGCATCATCGAAAGGCCACACCTTAACCTCATCGCAGGAGCGACACCGGCATGGGTTTCAGAGAACCTGCCTCCGTCTCTCATTAGCACCGGGTTCACTAGCCGGTGCATTTTAGTCTTCGCGGAATCCAAGAAGACTCTGGTGCCCTACCCAAAGCGGGCTGCCGAGCAGGGGCGCGGCTACGTGCCAGACATGGCATCCAAACTCATCGAGGATCTGGAGAAGATCGCTCTGCTCAAAGGTGAGTTCACACTGAGTGAAGCCGCCTATGCCCTCGGCACGGATTGGTACCTGCAATTTTCTAAACAGCCGCCGGTGGGATTATCCCCCGACACGTTCGGTGGCTACCTTCAGCGTCGACAGGCTCACGCTCACAAAATTTCTATGGCTATCTCTGCGGCGCAGGGAGACTCGATGATCATCGAGGCCAAGCATCTCGAAGAGGCCATCACAATTTTGAGTTCAACCGAGAAAGCAATGCCGGAAGCCCTGGCAGGAGTGAACGATGAACTGCGGCCGGCGCTCCGCGTGGAGGAAACGCTCAGGAAGTATGCCGAAGTTCCGACAGTCGAACTCTACCAGCGCTTCCGAAGCAAGATGGACTGGCGATCTTTCCAATCCATTCTCAAGAACCTGGAAGATGCTGGTCTAGTCGCCGAAGTGATCACGCCACACGGTCGCGCAATCAAATGGCTAGGTGCGTCACCCAACCCAACAGACAGACTCCCTTCCTAGGCCGCTACTGCGCGGGAGCCAGTTGCGGGTAGGCGCGCTGTCTGCGTTCCCGCAATTCCTGCCACTGCCGGCGCGGGCCGATGTTGCCTTTCTCGGTGCGCTGCTGCAGCCGTTCGCGGTTCATGTAGTTCCGGTGGTACTCGCCGAGGTGGCGCGCGAAGCCCTCGGGCAGAATCTCCTCGTTGGTTTTCCTGATCTCCTCGTTGACCGCCGCCTTATCGGCTTCGTCTCCGGACTCCTGCGCCCGGTTGTAATCCTTCTGCAGGTTGGCGATGAGGTTGGTGTAGTAGATCTGATGCTCGCGCGCGGCCCAGTTTGCCTCGCGAGCCTGCGTCACACGCTTCGATTGGATGCCTCCTGCGATGCCCACCATCTCAGCGACGTGCGCGGGATCCGCGGTGTCCATCGGTACGACCAGGTTGCCCTGCGCATCCCTGACGCCGCCCTCGCTGGCGGCCCAGCCCGCTTCCGCCAACTGGCCGAGAAACTTCGGCAGCACAGATTTCAAGAACCGGAGCGATTCGGGGCTGTCCTCGACGAGCGCCTTCATGGCGTCCATACCCGTCCCGAGCGCCACGCCGCCGACATCCCGCGCCTCCCTTTCGACGAAGGTCTTCCAGTCGACGGTGCCATGAGCGAGGTCGAGCAAGGGATCAATCAAAGGCAGCACGCGGCCCTGCCCGAATGATCCACTCAAGTCGAACAGGTTCCCCGGTATCCCGCCCGAGATACCGTGCAGCAGCAGCTCGGTGGGAATCTGGCCCACCTTCATGGTCATGTACTCGCGAATGTCGTTGACGATGTCGACGTGCGGATTCTTGTAGCCGAATTCTTTCTTGAGCCAGGAGCCCAGCGCATTCAGAAACTTGATCAAGTGTTCTGAACCCATGGCTCCTTGCAATCCCGACATCACCAGATGCGCCAGCCACAACCGCTTCCAGTACTTGCTCGACCCTTGCAGGAAAATATTATTGGCCGTGTAACTCTTGAACATCATCATGTTCGGGAACGTTGCCTGCAGCCATGAGCGATTCGAGGGAGCATTGTAGCCCTGCGATAACTTGACCACCTTGATGGCCCCTTCGTAGGGATTGGGATGGCCCGCTTTCTCCAGAGCGCGGAAGGTCGCGAGGAAAGCCACCTGCCGGTTGTACTCCTCGCTGATCTGATGGCCCCTGAGAAACAGCTCGGGAATCCAGGTGGAGGCTTCTCCAATGCTCCGGCCGCCACGCTCCCCCTTGAGGCCGAGCGCCCAGCCGAGCATCCGCTCGGAGAGATTGCCATGGGCATGCGAGGCGATGTTGGCGGCCTGGGTATCGCCCAAGACACCCGAGTCCATGGCCTTCTCCATGGCTTCCCACTCATGCGGCTTGATCTTACCGGTGTAGACGTACTGATCGGGCGCACCCGTGATTTTGCCCTTGATCTTCCGGTAGGCCCGCACCGTATAGACGCGGCTCATATCCCACATCGCCTTGCCGGTTTCTGTGTAGGCCAGAGGCGCTCCCACGGTTGCGCCGGGTACGCCGGGAACCTCTTGGTCGGCCAGGATCGGGGCGGTGATCATGGACTGGCCGAGGTTGACCAGGATCTGCTTGGGATTCAAGCTGAAGTACCACGCATTCATGGCACCGGCGGCGGCATAGCCGCGCACCTTGGGGTTGAGCATGGCGACGTTGGCGTCCTGCATGACTTTGAGGAGCTGCTGAATCCTGATGGTGTCCGCGCCGCCAGCGCCGCGCCCCAGGCTGCTGATCGCGTCCTTGGCATCGATCACGGCTTGCTGCAGGTTGTGGCTCTCCTGGGTATCCCCCATGTGCCTGGCGTGCGACTGAGTGTAAGCGGCGAGCGAGCGCAGGCCGTCAGTGCTGAAGCCGGCGGTGCCCTTCGCACGCTTCAGGTGCTGGAGGAAGGAGTTGTCGGTGATCCGGTCGCCCACCATCTTGCTCAGGTCGACGCGCTGTTCAGCGGTGAGGCCAAGCTCTTCGGCGAGCCGGGCGGCCATGTCGGGCGGGAGACTCGAGAGGTTCTGGATATCGGCACTCAGCTTTTCGCTGACGTTGACGTCGGCTTTGATCCCGGCTTTCGCGTACTGCTCATCCAGATTCGCTTTGGCTTGCCGAGCGGCTCTCGCGGTTTCAAAGTGCGCCTGCTGGTCGATCTTTCCCCCCACGAAAGCCGAGACCATGTAGGAGCCAAAACGCTTCAGGGGATAGTAGTGGCGCGCGGCCTGCTCGGCGAACTGCTCATTGGTTTTCTGGATGGCCTTGCCGAGCACAACCGGATCTTCGACGGTGGACTGGAGCTTTCGAATCTGGGCCACCCGCAAGCCGTCGAGCGACTCACGAAAGTAACCCTGCAACTGCTCATACACGGCGAGACCCTTGTCATCGACGCCATGGTTATCGGCGATCTTCGCCACTTCCTCGATGGTGAGGGGACGGTCGATCTTGATTTCCTCCAGCCTCACCTGGAAGGCGAAGTCGAAGAAAGCTTTTCTGTTCGCCTTACCGAGGCTGACGATCGCCTTGTAGACCCGGCCGCCTTTGTTCTGCCAATGGGAGATGGCCGCATCCCGGCGTTCCTGCGCTTGGATCTGATCCTGGATGGGCTGGAAATCGGGATAACGTTGGGCTGCCTGATAAAGCTGGAGAGTTCTGCGCCTGACCCAGCCGAAAGCTCGGGTGGGCCATTCGAGTTGTGCTCGGAGGGGTGCCTCAGGGTCTGACTCGGGGAACTGCGTCGGATCTACGGGCGGAGGCAGCGGGGGAGGCTCAGTGGAAACCTGCGCTAGCTGGCCCTGTGGCAAGCCGATGGACTGGGTGGCTGTCAGGGACGCGGGAACGCCAGCGGGCGCTCCTGGGGCCGTTTGCGGGCCAACAGGAGGGGTTCCTGGGACAGGCTGGGGAACGGCAAGCTTCTGCGCCTCGCGGTATACGAGCTGCGCCACCGGCCGCGCTTCCGCGCCGAACTTGGCGACGATGTGCTCAATGGCATTCTTCGCGTTGACGAAGCCACTCCGTATGTCGTCGGCGATCACTATCGCCATGTCTCCGATCCACTCAACATCGGCGAAGGGGTTGGCAGAGAGCAGGCTGCCGCGCTTACGGAGCCGCTCCTTCGATGCTTCGACCTTCGCGGCCCAACCCGTGAGCGCCGGCTTCTCTACCGGCTCCCCGGCTGCCTGGAGAACGCGGTCAACGAGTACATCCGCGCCGGCATCGGGAGCAGCAGCAGGCGGTAGTGCCTCTGCCTGTACTTGTAATGCTCCTTGGGAAAGGTCCGGGATGGGAGGGACAATTGTCACCGGAACGGGAGCCGCTGGTATCGCTTCCTGAGGAGGTTGGATATCCACGCTCGGCTGCACGGGCAGAGGCGCTGTCGGCGTGGGAGGCCCTCCGCTGATACCCGACATTCGAACCGCCGGAGTGGCGAGAGGCTGTGGGCGAACGGAGAGTCGCGGCTCAACCGGCGCAGGAGCAGCAGGCGGATACGTGACGGTAGACTGGACCTGCTCGGTCACGCCAGCAGGCAGCGGAGGCGCAGCACCTTGGTGAGCCACCGCATGCGCGCCACCCTCAAGTAGCGTGCCGACGAGGAAACTCTCCATCACTCGCCAGAACGGGTCGGTCTGCGGAATGTCGAAGAACTTCTCGTGCAGGATGGCGAGAATCTCCTGCACAGCCTCAGTGCCGCCGCCGACACCGGCCGTCGAGAGCACTCCCTTGGTGATGCCTTTCATGGCAAGCACAGGGCCGAGGCTGTTGAGAGCAGAGATTAAGCCGCCTACGGCTATAGACGACGCCGGCGCGTCTACGCCACCCTTGAGTTGCTCGTTGTAGCGAGCGCCAATGTCGTTGAGACCGCTCATCAGAAAAGCGCCGGGAGGACCACCGAGCAAACCGCCTGCCACCGTGGCGGCGAACGGTCCGACCTGACTCCCTACAGCACGCCCGACGGCTTCGGGAAACTTAGTGGGATCCGCCACCGCCTCCTTGAGCGAAGGCCCCTGCTTCGCCATGAAGTCCTGGTACGCCTTGCTCGTGATGATCTTCTTGCCCTTGAGATCGCCGATGGCCTTCGAGATGACGTTGAGGTCAGCAGGTTTAGCACCTCGCATCCGCTCACCGAAGCGGATAAAGGGTTCATCGATGTTCTCCTTCAACTTGGCTCCGGCTTGCAGGGTGCCGAGGACATTCTCGGCGACGGTCGGAATACTCTGCGCTGCGCCGGTGATCGCCGGGAGCAAGGCTCCGATCGGATCGACGGTTCTCCTGACCGCTTGGCCGACGATCTGGGAGTAGGAGGGAAGCGCAACAGGAGCCTGCTGCGGAAGCGTCCCGGTGGCACTGGGCGGGGCGGTCAGCGGAGCTTGTTCCGGCACGAAGCCGGGAGGAGGCGGAGGTGGAGCTACCGCTACAGGAATAAATCCAGGCGGGGGCGGCGGCGCACCAGCCGGGAGTCCCCTCACCGTCACGCTGCTCTCAGGGACAAACCCCGGCGGCGGCGGCGGAATTATGGCGCGGGTACCCATTGGTTGGTTCTCTCATCGAGCATGATTCGCTGACCAGTTTTCGGGTTGACCATGATATTCGGCGTTCCCCGTGGTGGCGCAGCGGAGGGAGCAGGAGGACCGACACCTTGCCAAGGTTGAGCGGCAGGCCCCCGCACAGCAGGCCCTGGAGGTGGAGGAATGATGTCAGGACCGAGCGGATTCGGAGGCTCTTCGAATCCTGACTTCCCTTGCATCCTTTGCGCCTCCCGGTAGCGTTTCATCGCTAACTCGTTTACCGCCTTGTCGTGGTCCGCCTGACTGGGTGGCTGATAGGTCGTGTTAGCGTTGTAGGCAGCCTGCACTGCGTTCCGCTCCCTGGCAGCTATATCATCACCCGCCTCTTTGAGGAAGGGCAGGAACTTTTCGTTAGTCTCCTTGGAGGCCATCCTCGCAGAGTTAGCTTGCGCCACGCCTAACTGCCCTTGATGTACCTTAAGCTCGCCATCCCTGATCCGGGCGGTCTCCGCACCCTGTTCTTTAAGTCGCTTGAGATTTTCCCTAGCGTTGATAAGTTCGCTTTCTTTGATGAGAATGTTTTGGTCGGCGACCTGAGCCTCATGTTCCCTTTGAGCCTTGAGTGAGTCAGCATTCTGCTGCGCAGTTTCAGCGGTTCGCCTCGCGGTATTGCCTTTATCGATTGCTTCCATCTCCCTGACGGCGGCATCCTGTCGGGCTTGGTTGCGCTTGCCCTTCGCATCCTCGGCTTCGTCCTTGATTTTCTGCTGCCGCGATTTGCTCTCAGCTATCTCCTGCTCGCTCTTCAACTTATCGATAGCAGCCTTATCCTGCTTCGCTTTCCACTCGCGCTCCGCTAACTCACGAGCAACCTGCATTTGCCTCTGCTGGGCGAGCGTGTTATACCCGGCAGTTACTGCGTTAACGGCGTTCCCTATGCCGCTCTCGCCGGGGTATCTGGCGCGAGTCATCTGCTGCCCTGCGGCTAAGGCAATTCCGGCTAAGCTGGGGTCAGTCAACCTATCCCAGATACCAGGCTTCTTAGCCTCAGCAGGCGGCTGCCATGTGCCCGCACCGGGACTTCCAGGAGGAATGATCGTATCAATCAACTTGTTGTCTTTGTCGAAGACGCGCTTAGTCCCATCGTTATCTTCCTCTGTATAACCTCCGTCCGGATCGTAAGTCGTTTTAGCGCCTCTCTGCGCTGCCGGTTTTGGAGTAACAGTCCCGAGAGTCTCACCAAGAGATGGCGGCATCGTGCGCGGCGCACCGGGAGTAGGCATGGTGGGTCTGCCGAGCACCTCGCCCCGTTGGGCCATGCCGCCGCCTCCGTATCCAGGAGGAGTGCGGGCGTTCGGGTTGATCCCCGGCGTGCCGAACCCAGGATTGACTACCGGAGCGATGCCTCCGAACTTCTGTGCGAGAGCCATCAGCAATTGCGGATTAATGGGCGGTACGGCTGGCATTACTTAACTCCTGCGAGAAGCTGACCGATCGAGGGAATGGGGTTGCCGCGGCCTTGCGGCTTGAAGACGGGGGCGACGGGGGTGTGCGGGCCGAGGTGCGCGTAGGGCGCGGGCGTGGTGGTGGTGCCGCCCTGGAACGCGGCGAGCATGGGCAGCGCGGCGAGCAGCTTGCCCACTCCCGGCTGCTGCTGCTGCTGCTTGCCTCCCGGCTGCTGCGGTTGAGGCGTCTGCGGCGGGGGGTTTTTGGTGTCCAGTTTCGGAATGATCTTCGGCGGGACTACTACTTTGGGCGGCTTGGTTGTGGTCGTGCCGCCGGGCGGAGGATTGGGTGTGAAACCTCCCCATGGATATTTGCCGGGAAACGGATACTCCGGATCTGGAAAGCCGGTTACTTCCGTCCTAAAAACGGGGTCGCTCGGCGGAGGATTGGGATTGAACTCAAACTGAGGCCAGCCGACGATGTCAGGCGGTGGCTTGTAGGTTCCTTCCGCCGTGAACGTGGCAGGCGGAGGATTTGGTTCCCAGTCCGCTACCGGATACTCGCCGGGAAACGGGTAACTCGGATCCATGAAGTCGGTGCCGGTCACATTGAAATTCACACCGCCGCCGGTGCCAGTGCCGCCGACTTGCGGCAAGGACGAGAGGTACTCGGCAAGATACGGATCGATCTGAGATCCGGTGTAATCAAGGGGAGGCGGAGGGTTGCCTATGACCTCAGTAGTAAAAGTCGGATCTCCTGTTCCAGGCGCGAAGCTCCCAGGATCGGTTCCTCCGGGCGTCTCGACGGTCTGCCCCTCGTTGGGTGTCGTCGGAGCCGTGCCCCCCGATTGCGCTATCTGATCCTGCCAGGAGGTGACCGGCGTGTTGTAGCCGTAGGGATCGTAGGCACCGTAAGGATTGTTGTAGTTCCACCAATAGCCCCCGGTATCGTAGGGATCGTAGCCCCCGGTATTGCCTGGCGGCCGGTTGCCAATGTATTCCATATCGTCTCCTTACCCGAAGAAGTTGCTGGTGCCGCCAGGAGGTGTGCCTACCGAGGTGCCCCCCGGCGCCACAATCGGCGGCGTCCCGGCGGTGGTTCCCTGCTTACGTATCTGTTCGATGATCTGAAGCAGAGCCGGAATACTCAGCCCGGCGCCGATGATGGCTGACGCCGTACTCGGCTGCGGCACCTTCACTTCTGACTGCGCCTCGGCCCCGAACGGCTGACGAATGAGATTCCCATAGTTCAGCAGGTTCTCATACGGCAACCGCTGCTCATACTCATACCGGTTGGCATTCTCATTCCTCTGCGCTTCCTCCTGCGCCCGGATCTGCGCGCCCACCGCACCCGTGATCTGCCCCGGCGCCGTCAGATTCGCCTGCAACTGCGGCAGCTGCTGCATGGTCTGCATCGCCTGCTGCTGAGCCGACAGATAGCCCTGGTTCGCCAGACCAGACGACACTTCCCCAGCCACGCGCTCGGCATCCCGCACCGCCTGCGCCTCCCCGATCGATTGCCGCGAGCCGCCGTAGCCGCCCGACGCAATCCCCTGGTGCCGGATGGCCGGCAGCGCCCGCGTCAGAAGCTGATCGCCGATGGGTGCCACCGCCGCCGAGATCGCGTTCTTCAGGTACGGATTGGTCGCCGGATCGCGCCCCGCGCCGAGGTTGAATTCCGCTGACTTCGTCCCGAGCTCGGCGAGGTACTGCGCCGGCGTGACCGCGGCACCGAGCTGCTTCTGCGCGGCAAGCTCGTCCTGATTGAAATCAGCAACGCGAGGCTCAGGGCTAAGTTTGGGTCCACCCTGACCATAGAGCCTCGTGCTCTCGTCGATAAAGTTTTTGACCGCAGGTTGCTGCCACTGCGGGTAGCTACTAGTCGACGTCGAGACGTTGCCGCCTGCGCTCTTTCCCATGCTGCTTTACCTCCATGATCAATGTCGTATAGGCGACCTCGAACCCCAGAGGGGCGAGTAATCGCGCCAGTCCTTTGCGTCCGGAAGCCTCGAGCCGAGATGCGCCCTGCTCCCGCGCGAAGATCTCGAGGGCGACTCGGGCGTGGCCCGACCAATCCTTGAAGTGGATGCCCTGGAGCAGGACGATGCGAAGCACCCGCATGCAGGGATATTCCGAAAGTTCCGTCAATATCACGCCAAGTAACTCCGCACCGTCACCCGCAAGAGCTACCCAAATTTGTTGCCGATCAGCAGCCACGAGCGCCTTGATGGAACTCTCGCTCAATTCCCCGTGGCAATAGCGCAGCGCCTCTTGAAGATACGGAGTCAACCTCACCCACACTGCAGGCTCGATCGCCATATCGGCAGCGATGCGGGTAACCTGCAACTTGCGCGGGGCAAGCTGCGTAGCGGCGACCGGTGGGGCTTCGAGTTCTACGGCTGCTGTTTCCATATCTTTTCCAACGAAGCAGTCTCGGTGATCTGCTTAACGAGCGGCTCGAGCCACACCGCGTCGTTCACTCTGAGGGGGGCCACCTCGATCACGGCGGCTAGAGCTTTGGCCTCCTCGTCCTCGAGTTCAATCGTCCTCGAACCGTACTCCGGACTGATTGGCTTCCACAGATATTTGTCTCCCACCGCAGTAAACTCGCTCTCCCGCTGCTCGGCATCGCTGAGGCGCAGCTTCTCGATCAACCGCAGGAACACCGCGGCTTCCTTCAGGTTCGCCGCACTGTGGTTTCCCACGGTGCTCCAAAGATACACGCGCTGGTAGAACTTAAGATCAAGACTTTGCATATCGTTCACATCAATTTGTTTATGACGGCCTCGACTGCGCCCTGTAACGCTGCGTCGGAGACTGCTGCTCCATCCTGCTGAATCGCCGGGTCCATCACCACGGGAGGCTGAACCTGTGCCGCCACCATGTCGGGAGCCTGGAAGGTTTGCACAGCCCATTTCTGGCGCGTTTGATGGGCTGGGGTACTGGTTGCCTCGATCATTATCGAGTCAGCATATTTTAAAACTGCCACTTTGCAGCGACCCCGGAATTCGCTATTTTGCATCAATTCACTGCTCTCTGCGTATGTCATAATGACTCCTGCTGTAGAGCGAGTGGACGCGCAAACATCCACCCGCTCAGACACCCTGGAAAGTTGAGATTTCCTGAATGTCCCAAACCGATTCTATCCTTGATCTGCTGGATAAATACGTCCCAAATCGACAGCCGGATCACTGTTGGCTCTGGACCGGATATATCAAATCCACTGGTTACGGTATTTGCCACTGGCAAAAGAAAACCCATAGGGCACACCGGCTGGTGTACGAGTATCTCGTCAGCGCTGTCCCGAAAGGCCTTGAACTCGACCACCTCTGCCGAAACCGCGCTTGTGTGAACCCTGCTCATTTGGAGCCAGTTACTCACAAAGAGAACATGCGCCGTGGCTACCGGAGTGAACGGACTCACTGCGTTCATGGCCATGAGCTTATCGGGGAAAATACTCGCTGGTATGGCACTCAACGCATTTGTAGAACCTGCGCACAGCAACACTATCGACGCCACCAGAATTGGCAGGGTGGGCCTTTTAACCGAGACAAGACTCATTGCCCAAAGGGCCATGCTTACGACGAAGCAAACACCAGCATCAACAGAGCCGGATCTCGCGTCTGCCGGGAATGTAAAAACCAGCGGTCGCGCGCGAATTATCACAAAGCCGCCTCAATCAAGGCGGCGCTCTCTTCGTAAGTCATACGGTTTCTTCCTATGTGGTGGTAAGTTGGACGGTCCTCAAAGTACCATCCGTCCTTCTGATATAGAGGAAAAGCTGGTTATCCGTCTGCCTCAGATACAAAGTCAGGCAGCCATTGGGCAGGGAGGCTGACACATCCTGACTGCTGCCAATGTACACCCCGCCGCCGGAGGCGTTCAGGAACAATGGACCTCCCACCCCGCTATCCCATGTCTGGATGCAGCCGACGTATCCAGGCTGGCCTGAAAAATTACCATAGCCCAAGGTCATCCGGTAGCTGGGATTATTGGTGGCCTCCCCGATGGCCACCTGCTGGGAGGCGAGCGCCGGCGTGTTCGGGGTAGTGGATGGAATGACGGTCAGCCGGTGCGGCGCCTGTGCGTTGCCGATGCCTATGCCGAGATGGCCATTCGCTCCCAACGTCATATGCGCCAGGCCGGAAGTGATTGCGGCGCTAGCTGTAAAGGTGAGTACCCCGGACTGCGTTCCTATGCCGATGGCAGTGCCGTCCCCCGCATCGTAGGTGGCGACTTTGACGGTGGCCAGACTCGTCCCGGTCGAGACCTTGGCGCCGGGAGTCGTTGTGTCGATGCCGACATTGCCTCCCATTAAATTCACGGTCGCGGCATAAAGCGTAATCGGCTCTAAAGCTGACTGAGCAGAATCGGTGCCATGAAGGATTGGGCCGAGCAGTCCCGCCGGAAGACCAAACGACGCAGGGTCGCCGCGCACGATGAGCACCCGGTTGGCGGCCGCCTCGACAGTCAACTTGCCCGAACTAACAGTGCTGGTGCCGATGCCGACACTGCCCGTGCCGGTGAGGTTGAACCCAGCGGCGTTGATGTTCTGCAACCATGGCGTTTGGATCGAGCCGATGGTGGGTGCGCCAGTGATCTTGGCATATGCCAGACTCGTGATCCAGGCCGGGTCAGCATAACTGCCCAACGTCGACACCGCATTTGTTACCTGAGCTGCGGTGTAGTCTCCGGTTGCGGCTACGACTGCACCGGTGCGCGTGAAGACGCTCGTAACGCTACCGGCTCCGCCCCCGGTGATCGTAACGGTGGTGCGGCTGCCGCCCGCGTCATTGGTCGCGGTGACACCAGCCCCCACGAAATTCAGTGTGCTCTGAACCGGGAGCGCCACGCCCTCGTCCTGAACCAGGGTGATCCCGCCGCCGCCTCCCCCGCCGCTGCTCATCGCGTGCCACGCGCCGGCGTAATAGACGTAATAGCCCGCCCCGCTCCCCGGATTCCAGTCGGTGCCGTCGGCATAGACGAGCATGCCCTCGCGGGGTTTCCCCGGCGCCACATGCCAGATCTTGTGGAGCGAATCGCGGTGCCGGTTGATGTCGATCAACTGCTCCTCGGTGACGCTCCAGAGCATCTTGAGCGCCTCGCGCGTATCGTCGGGGAGCGGACGGTCTAAGGGCATGTCATAGCCTCGCCGTCGGCTCCAGATCTAAGTCGAAGCCGATGAGCTTCCAGTTGGCGCCCACCTCGAAGCACTCGACGCGGTAGGCCAGATAGCGGAACGTGCCGAAGAAGCCGAGCTTCACGGTCGTCCCCTGCGTGAAGTTCTGCGCGGGCTGCCACGAGACCGGAGCCTTGCGGCCCATCGAGAACCCGATGGCAATCGAGAAGGTGATTCCGTCGTCGCACACGAACTTGGGCCAAATCTCGCGCATCACCGCCAGGTGCCCGTGGTCGATCACGATCTCGCCGCGCGAGGTGCCCTTCACCGCCACGCCGATGCGCTCGACCCAGTTGGGCGAGGCGTCATCCATGTCCACCTTGTCCCCATTCACCCGGAGCACCAACTCCGTACTCATCAGGGCAAGCCCCTCGACCGAGCGCTCGTAGGTATTGCTTTCCCAGGTAGTGGGGTCTTGCGCGGGCCAGTCGCCCACCACCGTAGCCCAGGTACTGGCGCTGCCGGTCAGCGAAGTCGGACCGGACGAGATGGCGTGGTAGTTGTCTTCGATGTCGCGGATCGTCCAGGTGTCGAATTGCCAGTTCCAGACCAGGGCGAGGTTATTGACCGCGGTGCCGCCGGAGGAAAAGGTGATCCAGATCTCCTTGGCGGTCATCTTCCGCACCACGCGCACCTTGTCATAGGAGGCAGGAGTCAGTTGCGAGAAGAACCAGCGCTTGGTCCGGTCGTAGCCTATACTCGTCACGCTTTGCAGGTCGTGGATGACGAAGTCGTCGCCGGTCACTTGGAAGACTTTGTTGAGGAAGGTGGCCGCGCAGCCCTGCGCGAGCGTGCCGATCTCCGAGAACACCCGGCGGAAGGCCATGATGTCCTGGCCGCCAATGAAGGTCATCGCCCACGTTTGGCTCCCGGTCATGATCATGAACTGGTTGCCGACCTGCATGCCGTCGATGATGCGGTCTTCGCCTTCTGAAAGCGAAACCTGCCCGGCATCGAGTGTCTCGTCAGCTACATCCCAGGAGGGCGGGATTCCCAACGGATCGGCCGGGTGCGACCACATGACGAGGCGATCGTCGCGTTCACCTGAGATCGTCACATCGAGAGCCACCAGGAATTCCTTGAAAGGCGCGATCACCTTGGCGCGGTGCGTGGCGGGCCAGTTGGAGAGGTCGGCCAGATCAGACGCCGCGCTCGGCAGATCCCAGTTCTGGGGCACGTCAACGCCGTTGTTCAGGATCAGGTGGTCGTTGAACATGCCGCCGTTCCAGAAGTCTTGCGCCGTTCCGGTATAAGGGCCGGCAAGGCGGGTGATATCGGTGACGGTATCGCCCGAGAGAGCCATCACCTGTTGAAGGCTCGTGTAGACCCAGAACCTGCCGATCAGGCTGTGGACGTAGAAGAGGCCATAGGGGATGGGCGAGCCGCCGGCATCAGTCACGGTGTGCCAGGAGGGCGCCCGCTGGACGCCGCCGAGTTCGAATTGCACGTTGCGGCAATCGTTCCAAAAGGCGGGCGGCAGGTCGTAGGGGGGCTGGTCGATGATGAGCCCGGTCTTGCCGACGAATTGGACGGGGACGATCATTGATGACCGGCCTCCCAGTGAACTTGCCCGAGCAGGGCGTCTTCGCCCGAACCGATGACGGCGCGGCGCATGGACTCGAGGCGCGAGGTGGTCTCCTGGGCAATACGGCGCCGGGCTTCGGCACGGTCCTGCCCAAACAGCGTGGCCGCCTCGTTATCGCGGATGTTGCGCGCCACATGCCATCCGGCTTCGGCGACCAGGAGGTCTTCGGCTTTGGTGCTCCAGAGGTTCTCGCTCGATCCGTTCGTGAGCGGGACATCCCGTTTGTAGTAAGGAATGTCAAACGTGTAACTCTGATCGGGAGCGGGGGTCATACCCACGAAGGAACCAATGATATAGAAATTTTTGGGTACGCCGAAGCCAGGTTCCATGGTGACGTGCTCTAAGTAAGCACCGTAGACCAGGAAGGAGCGGTTGTAATACTCCGTACTATTGGTGGGCTTGCGGATATAGATGATGTCCTCGATCAATTCGATGAAATCATCCGGCAAGATTTGTGTCGTGGCGTCGGAATCGACGGTGGCCACTGCCTGCAAAAACCAGGGATAGGGCGGCGTCTTTTCGAGCGCCCGCTGCGCCTGCTGAATCTCCCGATAGATCATCTGGTTGATGTCGGAGCGCTGCCCCAGCCGACCGGCGAGAAGAGCGGTCATGTCATCGAGTGTCATGGCTTACCACCCGTACTCCATGACGATGCAGTAGCCGGAACCTCCGGCTCCTCCGGGAGCCGAGCTGGCATCGCCGACGAAACCGCCCCCGCCGCCGCCGCCGCTGTTGGGGGAAGCATCGCCGGCCGAGAACCCGCCGTTCCCGCCGCCCTGACCGCCGAAGCTCGCCGAGCCGGACTGGGAAGGATCTCCGAACATGCCGAAATGGCCAGGGAAAATAATGTCCCCGGTGCTGATATTCCTGGCGTGAACGCCCCCAGGATAGTGAGCGATCCCTCCGTTAATACCGCCCTTGGCCTGGCATTGCGTGACCGGTCCGGCCGTGGTGAAGGTGGTGTCTTCCCCCGGCGAGCCTAATCCCGCCGGCGCCGTCCCTCCTATGCCGCCGGCCCCGATGGTGACCGTGGCGCTGGCGATAGCGGAGACATCGAGTAGCTTGATGGCAACCGCCCCGCTCGAACCACTTCCTCCCGAGTAGGCGTCTATCGTGCCGCCATTCCCGCCGCCCCCGCC